TCCTGCTCGTGTTCGTGAAAGTTGGAATCAGGCTTTCGGCGGCAGTGCAAATTCAAGCCGCACTTGCGTTTTAGAAGAGGGAATGCACTATACTCCGATTACAATAGCTCCCGATCAAGCACAGTTCCTTGAAACACGAAAATTTCAGCTTAACGAAATAGCTCGTATTTTCAGAGTACCACCGCACATGATAGGCGATCTGGAGAGAGCGACTTTTTCCAACATCGAGCATTTGTCGCTTGAATTTGTGAAATATTCGCTTGATCCGTGGCTTGTCAGATGGGAGCAGTCAATGTCGAGGGTACTATTTACCGACGATGAAAAGCGTGAGTATTTTATCAAATTCAATGTTGATGGCTTGCTTCGTGGTGATTATCAGAGCCGTATGAGCGGTTATTCCGTAGGCATTCAGAACGGTTTCCTTTCGCCTAACGATGTCCGCGAGCTTGAAAATATGGACTTGATTCCCGATGAACTTGGCGGCAATCGTTACTTGTGTAACGGCAATATGATCGACATTGGAAGTGCAGGGAGAAGTTATGTAGAGTCAAATGAAAATACAGATAATAACGAAACGGAGAGTGATACAAACGATGAAGAATAAGAAGTTTTGGAACTGGGTCAAAAACGACGCCGGTGAGAGTGATGTTACAGATACACCTTCTACCCGAACACTCTATCTCAACGGCGTTATAGCCGAGGAGAGTTGGTACGCAGATGAGGTAACACCGCAGCTTTTCAAGGACGAGCTTGAATCCGATAAAGGCGATATTGAGGTTTGGATCAATAGCATCGGCGGCGATGTGATGGCTGCTACACAGATCTACAATATGCTCAAATCGTACAACGGCAAGGTAACGGTTAAAATTGACAGCCTTGCAGCGAGTGCGGCGAGCGTCATTGCAATGGCGGGTGACGAGGTTTTAATGTCACCGCTTTCATTGCTTTTCATTCATAATCCGCTGACGGTAGCTGCCGGAAACGCTGATGATATGCAGAAAGCTATCGATATGCTCGATGAAGTTAAGGAGAGTATAATCAATGCCTACGAACTGAAATCGGGTCTTTCAAGGGCGAAAATATCCCACATGATGGACTGCGAAACTTGGCTATCGGCTAAGAAGGCAGTCGAGCTTGGTTTTGCCGACTCAATCATGTTCAGCGATACCGACACTGATGATTCATACGAATTCAGTCAGCGTGAGGTATCCAATCGCTTAATGAATCAGTTGATAAAGAAAAACACACCGACCGCAGGCGTTAAGATCAGCGACCTGCAAACAAGACTTAATCTATTGAAATAATGAGGAGGAACACACTATGACAATCATCGAAATGAGAAAGAAGCGTTCAGAAACTTGGGACAAGGCTAAGAATTTTCTCGACACACACCGCAATGCAAGCGGCATTCTCTCCGCAGAGGACACGGCTACCTACGAGCGTATGGAGCAGGAGATCGTTGATCTCGGTCATGAGATCGAGCGTCAGGAGCGTCTGGAGAGCATGGAGCGTGAGATGCAGAAGGCAACATCACAGCCTATCCGCAGCACGCCGGAGACAAAGCCCGATGAAAAGGTCGGCAGAGCTTCCGATGCGTACAAGGACGCTTTCTGGCGTTCAATCCGCAACGAGAATTCTTACGAAATCAGAAACGCTCTTCGTGAGGGCGTAGACAGTGACGGCGGTTATCTCGTGCCGGACACCTTCGAGCATACGCTCATTCAGGCACTTGACGAGGAGAACATTATCCGTCAGCTTGCACACACTTTCACGACAGCTTCCGGCACTCACGCAATTCCCATCGTTGGCACGAGGGGAAAAGCTACATGGGTCGCAGAGGAGCAGGAGATCCCCGAAACGACCGAGACCTTCACTCAGAAGACAATCAGCGCACATAAGCTGACGGCACTTATCAAGATCTCCGAAGAGCTTCTCAACGATTCCGCATTCGATCTCGAATCGTACATTGCTTCTGAGTTTGCTCGTAAGATTTCCGATGCCGAGGAAGAGGCGTTCATCACGGGAAATGGCACCGGAAAGCCCTTCGGCATACTCTACGACAAGGAAGGTGCAGAGGTCGGCATCACGGCGGCTGCCGCAAATGCGATCACCACAAATGAGCTTATCGACCTTTACTACAGCCTGCGTTCTCCGTATCGCAAGAGAGCAGTTTGGATCATGAACGATGCAACCGTCAATATGATCCGCAAGCTCAAGGACGGCAACGGTCAGTACATCTGGTCTCCCGGAATTACAACTAACGATACCGACACAATTCTCGGCAGAAAGGTGTACACGACCACTTGTATGCCGACTGCCAAGACCGGTGCAAAGACGGTAGCTTTTGGCGACCTTGATTTTTACTGGATCGGCGACCGTGAAGGCATTTCGTTCAAGCGACTCAACGAGCTTTACGCTACAAAGGGGCAGGTCGGCTTCCTTGCGACAAAGCGTCTTGATGCAAGACTTATCCTTCCCGAAACGATCAAGGTACTCAAGATGAAGTAATCCTGCTTGTGGCTGTCGGGAGAAATCTTGGCAGCCGATATGAATTATTATTATCTTCTTCTTGAATTTAGAAGCATTTTGTGCTACAATCAAAAAGAAATATGAAAAGATTTATCAATCATTTTCTTATTCGTTTTAGTTGATAAAACAAGGGGTGTTTCTATGAAAAATGAACTGTTGTCCGATGAATCCTCTCAGAATACCGTTTCAAGAGAAAAGATAATAGTAAGAACAAGCGTTATTGGTATTATAGCAAATGTATTTCTTGCCTTATTCAAGGCTGTAATAGGGGTTCTTACGCACTCTATAGCTATAGTTCTTGATGCTGTAAACAATATTTCAGATGCCGGAAGTTCTCTTATTACGATTGTGGGAACGAAGCTTGCAAGCCGTGAACCGGACAAAAAGCATCCATTCGGATACGGACGAATAGAATATTTGAGTGCAATGGTGATCTCGGTTATTATCCTGTATGCTGGTATAACATCATTCGTTGAATCAGTGAAAAAAATAATATCGCCGACTACACCGGATTATTCTGTTGTATCCCTGATTATCGTTGGCGTAGCTGTTGTTGTTAAAATAGTTCTTGGACGATATGTAAAGAGCATAGGTGTAAAGGTGAATTCCGATTCACTAATAAACTCTGGCGAAGACGCGACTCTTGATTCAATAATATCGGCGTCTACTCTTGTCGCAGCGTTGATATTCATGATTTTTGGTTTGTCATTGGAATCCTGGCTTGGTGCGTTGATTTCAATTGTTATTATAAAATCTGGTTTAGAAATGCTTAAGGACACTATCTCGCAAATACTTGGCGAACGAAGCGACCCTGAACTTGCAAGGAACATCAAGAATACGGTTACGGAATTTGAAGGCGTGCAGGGTGCATATGATCTTGTTCTGAACAACTATGGTCCCGATGCTTGGAATGGTTCTATTCATATTGAAGTCCCCGACACCTTTTCTGCAGATAAACTGGACCGGCTAATAAGAGAGATACAGATTGCTGTATATAATAAATATAGAGTCATACTTACAGCTGTTGGCGTGTATTCCGTTAATACAAAAGATGAAAAGATAGCTGCAATAGAGAAAAAGGTTCGCAGCATTGTTTCTTCGCATGAACATGTTTTGCAAATGCATGGGTTTTATCTCAATGAAGAAACGAGTGAAATGAGATTTGATGTTGTGATAAGTTTCAATGCCGCAAATCGTAGAGATACATATATGAATATAATAAAAGATGTTCAGAATAGTTTCCCTGATTACAAACTTCAAGTTGCACTTGATACAGATTTTTCAGAAGAATAAGAATACACTAATACTTATATTTCGGAGTCGTAGAAATACGGCTCCATTTCTATACCCAAAAGAGGTGACCGCCTATGATTGTATCCTTGAAAGAAGTAAAAAACTATCTCCGTATCGACTTTGACGATGACAACAAGCTCTTATATCAGCTCATCGACACGGCACAAAAGCTGTGCATGGAGATAGTACGCACCGATGATATTGACGTTCTCAATGCCGACAAGAAAACATACAAGACCGCCATTTTGTACGCCGTTGCGTATTTGTATGAGAACCGAGAAAAAGCTAACCATAACGAGATGAAATTAACGCTCCGAGCTTTACTTGCAAACTTTAGACCGGAGGGCTTTTGATGTATATTTCAAATTTGAATGTACAAATCACATTTCAGAAAAACGCTGTGGTTATCGACAAAATCGGCAATCATACCAACGAGTGGCAGGACTATTACTCGTGTTACGCAACGGTCAGCGGCGAATCGGGAACTGAACAGGCTATTGTCGGAGAGACGGTCGAGAATGTCGAGGTGTGTTTCTCTGTGAGATACTGCGAGAAAGTATCTTCCATAATCTCAACAAAATACAGAATTATATTCCAAAACGAGATCTACGATATAATGTCGGTAGATCATTTTTCTTACACCAAGAAATATCTGAAATTCAAGTGCAGGAAAGCGAGGCGATGATGTGAGCATAAAAATTGATGATCTTGCCCGTGAGGTAATGAAGGGCTTAGACGAGTATGCCGATGTTACAACAGAACAAGTGAAGAAAGCTGTCCGTAAAGCAGGAAATACGGTCAGACGTGAGATTCAGGAAAACGCTCCGAAGAACACCGGAGATTACGCAAAAAGCTGGGCGGTGAAAAAGGTGCGTGAATCTTCACACACGCTCGAAGTGGTGGTGCATTCCAAGAATCGCTATCAATTAACGCACTTGCTCGAATTCGGCCACTGCTTGCGAAACGGCGGGCGGACAAGGGCAATGCCGCACATCGCTCCCGCAGAAGAAAAAGGCATAGAACAGCTTGAAAAGCAAATCGAGAGGAGTATCAGAAATGGATAAGATAGTAAAAAATCTGGAAGAGATAGAGCTTCCTTTCGCCTATGACCACTTCGCAGAAGGCGAATCACCGGAGCCGCCGTTTATCTGTTATCTCACGCCGAAAAGTGAGTATTTCTCGGCTGACGGCGGTGTGTACCACCGCATTTACGACGTTCATATCGAGGTGTACACCAATAAAAAGGACACCGATATAGAAGCCAAAGTCGAGGCTGTTCTCGACAAACACAAGATTTTTTACAACAAGTCCGAGATCTGGATCGACAGCGAAAAGCTGTACGAAACGATTTATTCATTTGGAACGGAGGTCGATTAATTTATGGCTAACAACAAGGTAAAATTCAACCTGTGGAACGTTTACTACGCTCCGCTTCTGACAAATACGACAAGAAAGATCGAGTATGGCGCACCGATAGCTATACCGGGTGCCGTTTCACTCAGTCTCGATCCAACGGGCGAGAACACGCCATTCTATGCCGATGGTATAGAATACTATACAATAAGTAATAATATGGGATATAGTGGTGATCTTGAAATCGCCCTTATCCCGGAGAGCTTTCGTGTAGATATTTTGAAGGAATCTCCCGACAGCAACAAGGTGCTTATCGAGAACAAAGACATCAACGTCGGCAAATTTGCTTTGCTTTTTCGCTTTGACGGAGATATTAGGGCGATCAATCATGTTATGTACAACTGCTCGGTTTCACGTCCGAAGATCGGTTCAAAGACCAACGAAGAGAGCAAAGAGGTGCAGACGGAGACGCTGACAATCAGTGCAAAA